AGAACCTATTGTTCCATAACCAGTAGTATCAGTTCTTTCCCAATTTGATGAAATGTTATTTGATGCACCACTACTAAAAGTTGTTGCTGTAGTTAATCTCCATTGATCTGCCATTGTAATTCCACCACCTGCTTCGGCATAAGTTTGATCGCCTCTTAAAAAAGTTGTAGCATTTGCTGTACCAGAACCTAATCTTGCTGTTGCAATAGTTCCTGCATTAATTTTACTTGCATTTAAATTTGGTATTCTACCGGCGTCTAAAGTTCCTGCTGTAATTTTACTTGCATTTAAATTTGGTATTCTTGCATCAGCAAATGTACCTGCATTAGTAATACTGGCATTTAAATTTCCAGTAAATGCTGCTGTTAAAGTTTCATTATTACTAGCATTACCAACAGTTAAACTTATGTTAGTACCTGCTAAAACTTTTGTAGTTAAAAATCCTGGTGTAGTATCGTTTGCAGTTACTTTTACTTTTTCATCACTAGCTGCATCGAATCCTGTAATAGTAGCACCTGTAGCATCAAGTGTAGCTCCACTTTCAATATCTAATGTAGCTCCTGAAGGAACTTTAATAGTATCACTCGCTTCACCAACTTGTAAGTTGGTTCCAGATTGTGGAATTATTTTATCTACTTCTAAAGTACTCATTATACAACTACCAATGTTCCTGTTATAATTTGTGTTCCTGTTACTGTTACTGGGCCTGCTAATACACCTGAATCTAAAGTTTGATCTTCGTTAAGTGTAGAGGCATGAGTTACAACATATCCTGTTGCAGTCATTACTGGTGAAATAGTTCTTTTAGCAGGAATAGTACAAAATACATCTTTTTCTCCTGCTGGAAAACTAACTAAATTATTAGAATTTGAAGATGAAATAACTTCTGTTCTAGATAAAGTATCTGTAGCTGCATCAGTAACTGTTCCAATACCTACTTCATAGTCTCCACCTGCAACACTAATTGCATAGTAAGTTGAATTTGTAGTACCTATACCTGCTACGAATCCTTGAAAACCATCTACCGCTCCTGCAAGATTTAAAGTTCCTGTACCAGTTGTAGTAGAAGTTTCTTTAACTCTATCGTTAATGATAAAAGCCATTAATACTCCTTAAGCTATTCTGATTAAACCAGCACTCGCATTAGCAGTTGGAAACTGTAATTCGAAAGTTCCATTTGTTGAAGTCTTTACTCCACCAAAATCTAAAACGGCAATTGCTGCATTTGCACTACTTGAATTATATAATAATGCTGCTTGAGCAGATATTGTTGCATTTGGAAATGTAACATTATCAGCATCAAAAATTGCTGTAGTTCCATCTACTGAAATTGCTACATTAGTTAATGCATTTCCTCCGATAGTATAATTACTACCGCCTGCATTTGAAACTTCATTAGCCGTTATGTATGCTGGTGTTGCTGCGTTTAAAGTTGCAGCGTTAGTGTATAGTGCACATTTAAGTGTCTGAGCCGCAAGGTTTCCACCCGGTGACATCAAGTCTTGTTTAAATACTGTGCAAATTGCTTGTATTATTGCCATGTTATTGTCCTCCAGTTAATGTGTTTGTACCAACAGGGCTACCAGGAAACTTATAATCGGTTCTTCTTCTTCTCCGAGCTTCATTGTTAACAGTAGCAACTCTTGTATTATACAAATTTTGATATATAGTATAATCTTCTATGTTCTTTGTAAAGAGATTTGCTTCAGCTAAACAACCAAATAATAAAACATCTGGAATATTTTCAGTGTACCAATTAGTAGTGTTAGTGTTAGATAAAGGATTAATCTTACCTTGATATCCTAATTTAAGAACATAAGCTTGATTTGGTGTAGGTGCTAAATATACTCTATCATCATCAAAATTTGCAAAGTACTTAGGTTGACCTTGAAGTGCTACATTAGGCCAATATTCTTGACAATAAGCTAAAGTTTTTAATTCTAAATAACTTGTTTCTGTACCAACAGTTATGGTTAAATAATTAAATAACATAGGTTCAATAGCTGTAGGAAGATTTACAAATCTATCTCCTACTATTGCTGTAGTAGTTACATTCTCATTAAATCCAATAGGGTCTATATCTCTAGATAAAGTAGAGAAAGTATTATCTATAAAAGTATCTACTTGTGAAGTAAAATCAGTTCCTGTATTTTCAGCCCAAGTTTGAATATCAACTTTTAGACTGCTGTATGTCATCGCCATCGTTTATTACCTTTACGTTTTCGTCAACTTTAAATTTAGTCCAAACATGTCCTGCAAATGGATAAGTTCCATAGTGCGTTAAAGGACTTTGAAGATCAGCATGTATTTTACCGCCTATTTTTTGCCATAATCTACAAAAAGAATAATCTTCTGATAGATATCTATTACTTTTTTCATCAATAATACAGTCAAAAAGTGCGTAACAGTTGTTACTTCCATATTTTTTACCATTAATAATTTGATCACTAGTATATTTAAGATTAGGATAAGCTTTTATCATCTTATAAAAAACTTCTTTTTTTATACACATAAAACCAGTTGCTATATCCATTACTTCTGTAAAACCTTTTTCTACCGTTATATTTCCAGGATCAGAAAAATTTAAATTATAACCTAAAACTCTTTGCTCTAAATTATCTAAACCTTTTTCAATTAACTTAGGTACACCGTCCCAATCAATATTTTTTCTAGGATATACTCCACCTGCTATATCATAACCTGACATTAATACTCTAGAAACAGCTTCTCCAGTAAATCCAATATCTGAATCAATAAACATTAAATGAGTAAAAGAATCAGGTTTATTTTCTTCTTCATCTAAAAATTGACTTACTAAAGTATTTCTAGCTCTAGTAATTAAACTTTCATTTCCCATTGTATTTAAATGAACTTTATAATTATGCTTAGCAGCATACTGAACTACATTCATTATTCCGTGTAAATATCCTTCTGAAAGTTGACCGCCGTAACAAGGTGTTGCGATCATAACACTTAATTTTTTTTCTTTTATCATGTTACAACAGTAACACTTCCTAAACTTATTTGTAACAAATTTGTGTTTGTAGTATACCAACTTGTAGGAATAGTTGCAACTCCTACATATACAGATTGACCTGATGTATTTTGAAAACCAGGTAAAGCAGTTACTTGATTAGGAACTCCACCCGTACGAGAGCCAGGTAATCCTCCACCAGTTCTTGCTGCTTGTGTTGCAGATATATTTGCTTGTGGTCTAGCATTTTTTAAACTTTGTGCATCTGTAAAATAAGTTAAATCTAATTGTGGTTGTTTAGGTTCCCATTCTGAAGTATGAACAAACATTCCCGTCCATTCAAATCTCATTTCTGAATAAGGAAAAGACATTCCTGATCTATCAGAAATAGCTAAAGCATATTTTCCTCCAGAAAATTTATTTGCTGGTGCTCTATGAGGTCTAGTACTTGATGGAATCCTAGCCATTACGAATAAAAGCTATTTCCTGCAGCTGGTATAATTCTAGTAGAAGGAGTATCATCACCTGCGATTAATCTTTGATATGCTTCTTCATAGTCAGCTTTTAATATTTGTTGAGTAGCCACAGGAATACCTGCTCTTTTTTTAGAAAGATAATAAGCAAGTCCTGCACACATACATTCAAAAGCTCTGAAAGGAACATCTATATTTTGTTGTACTCCATTAACAGTAGAAGCTGTGATATCTTCTATTTTTCTCATTCTATAATAAGTGATAGTATAGTTTTGATCTGGAGCTGGATAAATTTTAACAACAGGAGTTGATAATCTTTGTAAATAATATTGAGTAGGTCTAGATTGAAGAGCTTTATTTGAAATAAGAGCATAGTCATTAAGACCTAATGCAGTCATTGCATACTCTGTTCCATCACTAATTTGAATATTAGCATTTATAATATCAACAGTATCATAATCTAAAGTATATTCAGTAGTTCCTGTAGTAATAGATAAAGTTTTATATTCTACAGTCCATTGGTTATAACCTCTGTTAGCCCAATCACTAAACATAATATTCATACTACGTCTAGCTGATCTTACATCATAACCTAAAATAGGATCTCCTCCTATTCTATCATATGCTTCTTGTATTACATCATTTACTGTAAGATTAAAAGTTGCTGTTCCTGATAAAGCCATAATTCTCCATTATGCAAAAAACGCAGTTACACCATTTATAGTTGCTACATTAGCGCCTACTAAACTTGATGAAACTTGTATACTTGTTTTAAATTTTATACCGTCTGCTGGTAAATTTATAGCTACTGTTGAAGCACCTACAGCTACATTACCTGTTTCAATTTCAAATACATCTGTTCCACCATCTTTCCAAGTAAGAACACCAGGAGCAGTTGAAGGTTCAACAATAAAACCTTTTAATCTCATCGGTCCACCGAATATAGTAACGGTAGTGGGAGCATTTGAAGCTGTATTAGATAATGCTGCTTTATTTTTACTTACAACATTTATGTCTGATCCTGCCATTTTTTTCTCCTAAATTAAATTATATTTTTCTAAGTCTTTATATAGTAAAGCAATTCTATCATTAGGTACAGAACTAGGTTTTAAATACTCTTGTTGATTAGCTTTAGCTTGAA